GATCAAGGTGAAGGCCGGGCGCATGAGCCCGGAAGAGCGTGAAGTCATGCGCGCTCGGCAGGAAGACGCCAAGCGTAAGGCCGCTGAGGTAGCGGCCAACGCGGCACGGCGAGCAGCCAACCGTGCCGCCGGATTGTTCAAGCGCATGCCGGAAAAGGGCAAGAGCGCCTATCTGGATCGAAAACAGATCGTTGGGTTCAAGGTTCGCTATGCGCCACGTACCGGCGCATTTTTGGTGCCTATGTGCAACGTACGGGATCAGATCGTCGGCCTGCAGGTGATTTTCCCGGCAAAGCAAGAAGACACTGGTCGCGACAAAGCCTACTGGCCCTACGGCATGTCGAAAGAGGGCGCTTTCCATTTGATCGGCCCGCACCCTGAGCCGGGTGAGCCAGTACTCGTGTGTGAGGGGTACGCCACAGGCGCCAGTCTGCACATGGCGACCTCGCTGACGGTCGCAATTGCGTTCGATGCGGGCAACTTGCTTCCTGTCTCCAAGGCCATGAGGGAGCGTTTCCCCGGTTGCCCGCTAATCCTCTGCCGGGATGATGACTGGAAAACGAAGCGCCCGAATGGCGAGCCATGGAACCCTGGTGAGGAAAAGGCCAACAACGCCGCGTTGATCGTCGGCGGCCAAGTGGTCGCGCCAGTCTTCTCTGGTGAGCGTGAAATCAAGTGGACCGACTTCAACGACCTGCACATTGCCGAAGGTTTGGAGGCTGTCCGCCGCCAGGTGTTGGCGGTGGTCAAACCCCCTGCAGCTGGTGGTTGGAAGGATCAATTGGCCCGCACTGAAAACGGCTCCCTGATTGCGCATATGCAAAACGTTGAGCTGATCCTAGGCAATGACGAACGCTGGGCCGGTGTCATTGGGTATAGCGTATTCAGCTCCAAGATCGTCAAACTTCGGTCCGCTCCCTTTGGCGGCGGTGCCGGTGATTGGGCCGACATCGATGACATGCGGGTGATGAAATGGCTCGCGCAGCAATACAACCTGCGTGTCAAAGCGTCCCATGTGATCGAGGCGGTCAGTGTGGTTGCCCACGACCATTCTTTTCACCCGGTGCGCGAGTATCTGGAGAAGCTTGAGTGGGACCGCGTGCCTCGGCTGGAAAGCTGGTTGACCGATGTGCTGGGTGTCCAGGCCAGTGAGTACTCGGCCAAGGTCGGTAAGCGTTGGCCGATCTCTGCGGTGGCTCGGGTCATGCGCCCGGGCTGCAAGGCCGACTCGGTGATGATCCTCGAAGGCGGACAGGGTGAGGGTAAGTCCACCGCCATGGGCATTCTCGGTGGCGAGTGGTTTATGGACACGCCCTTTGCCCTTGGCGACAAGGACAGCTTCCAGGCGATACGCGGAAAATGGATCGTCGAACTGGGGGAGCTGGACAGCTTCAACAAGGCCGAAAGCACCAAGGCCAAACAGTTCTTCTCGGCATCCACCGACACCTACCGAGAGAGCTACGGCCGCAGAACGAATGACGTGCCACGCCAGTGTGTGTTCGTGGGTACCACCAACCAAGAGGAATACCTCAAGGATGCCACTGGTAACCGGCGTTACTGGCCAGTGTTCTGCAACAAGGTCGACCTGGAAGCGCTGCGTGAGATTCGTGATCAGCTGTGGGCTGAGGCAGTGTTCTGCTTCGAGGCCGGCGATATTTGGTGGGTGACGAAGGACGAGTCTTGGATGTTCGCCGAAGCCCAAGACGAGCGCTTCGTTGTTGACGAGTGGGAAGGTCCGATCCTGACCTGGTTGGAGGAGTCGCAGATCGGTGAAACCGCTACCGGTAACGAGATCTTGATTCAGGCTCTCAAGTTAGACGTCGGCCATTGGGGCAAGCCGGAGCAGATGCGGGTCGGTGCAATCATGCATCGCCTGGGCTGGCGGAAGAAGCGCATGCCGGCGTTGGCAAAGAGCGGCATCCGGCAATGGGCCTATCAGAAGCCCGCGACCTGGGGACGTGCGTCCGCATTGCAGGCGCCCCTGGTAGAGGAGCCTTGCTTCGATGATTAAACGTATTGATGAGATGCTCAAGCTCTGGGCGCAGGATCTGCATTCTCCGATGAACCCCGACTTTGCCGGATCTGGTGGCGGCAACATGATTGCGATGTTGATGGAGTGCAAGGGCGAGTTGATACGCGGAACTCGCGGGAGCCGGGTGCTGCTGGATGAATCGGCGGATATCGAGCTGATCGTGAACAAGCATCTGCCGGCGCAGCTGTCGGTGGTGGTGCGGGAGCACTATTGCAATCACGAAAGCTTCCTCTCGCAGAAGTACACCCACTGCGGTTGCAGTCGCGATACCTATTACCAACGTCTGCACGAAGCGCACCTGCACATTGCAGGCATGTTGATGGGGAAGGCTGCGTGACCCCTGGTATCACTCCGCGTGCCACTGTCCTACTGTCCGGCCTTGTCCGACTGCCATTTAGAGCAGTCGGACAAGTGCAGGCCGCGCCATTACCGGGCTGTCCTACTGTCCAACCTTTGCCCGCCCCATGCACACGTAAGCATAGCGGGCACGTAGTCGCGCCCATGGCGCGCATGCGTGCTTTTAGTTTTCTCTCTATACACAAGAGAAAGTTAAATAAGGTAGGACAGTAGGGCAGAGCCCCGAATTTAGGCGCCTGTAGCTGTCCTACTTCGACTCTGCATAGTGGGACAGGTAGGACGGGGCACCAGAAGCGATAGCCGATTGAATGCGTTGTACCTGCGTTGTACCTGCGTCACACCCACGTTGCACCCGTATTGCTCGGTGGCATTAAAAGGTGCTTGCTGCCAGGAAACTCCGCCTGTAAAAAGTACACATCTTCGATAGGTGCGACCGCAGAGAGCTGCAGGCACCACACACCAAACCCGGCCATTGCGCCGGGTTTTTGCGTTTATGGGGTAGGGCGATGACGAACGAGCAGCAAGCGCTGGCAGAGATGCCGATCTGGTTGGTGATCATCCTGGCCCTGGTCGGCGGCGTGTCGGGAGAGATGTGGCGCGCCGACAAGGACGGGGCGCGGGGCTGGGCGTTGTTGCGGCGCCTGGCTCTGCGGTCCGGTGCCTGTATCGTCTGCGGCGTGTCGGCGATGATGCTGATGATCGCGGCGGGCATGTCGATCTGGACGGCGGGCAGCTTAGGTTGCCTGACGGCAATGGCCGGCGCCGATGTCGCCATTGGCCTCTACGAACGCTGGGCCGCCAAGCGGCTGGGCGTCAGCGAGATGCCGCCGGCAGGCGGCGAACAGGGGTGATGCACCGTTCCGGGGCGCCGAAAATCGCCGGGGACCCTGGGGTTATCCGAGGGGTACGGGGTCGGAAACCCGCGGGAAACTGTTAGCCGCAGGGCTGCCAGCTTACTGAAATTTCAATCATTGAAATCTTGAAAGGATTCATTGAAATACGTTGAAAAAGGAGGGCTCATGACAGAACCAACCTACCTGTCAAAGAGCGCCTTCGCGGCCCGACTCGGCAGGTCTCCGAGTTACATCACCTGGCTGAAAGACAACAACCGGCTGGTGCTTTCACCCAACGGCAAACAGATTGATGTGCATGCCACCGAAGCGCTGATTCGCGACACCGCTGACCCGAGCAAGGCCGCCGTTGCCGAACGCCACCAACAGGACCGGATTCAGCGCGACGTTTACAGCCAACTGTCTACTTCGGTAGCACCGACTCCCACGGCTGCGCCGCAGCAACTCATTACCGCCGATGGCCAGCAGCCGGACTTTCAAAAATCCCGCGCCCTGCGCGAGCACAACATGGCCATGCTTGCCGAGATCGAGCGGCTGAAGGCTCAGGGGGCGCTGGTTTCCAAGAAAGCGGTCGAGACTGGCGCCTACGACGCCGGTCGACTGCTGCGCGATCAGTTGTTCGGGCCGCTGCCGCAGCTGTCCCACGACCTTGCCACCATGACCGATCCCTGGCTGATCGAAAAACATCTAGCGGCCACGTTTCGTAAAACGCTGGAAGAGGCCGAGCGTCTCTCTTCAGCAGATCTTGAACATGCCCTGAAGCCGGATTGAACCTATGCACACGGAATTTTCTGACGGTGCAAAGGTGTACCGTGAGAACTATTTCCGTGGACTGCGCCCTGATCCAGACCTCTGGATCGATGAGTGGGCCGATGAGTACATGCGGATCCCGCGAGACACCGGCGCCCCTGAGCCAGGCCAGTACCGCACCTCGCGGACACCTTATGCCCGAGAGCCGATGCGTTGCCTGTCGCCGGCTCACCCTTGCAGACGCGTGGTCACCATGGTGGCCTCGCAGTTGATGAAAACCCAGATCGCCCTGAACTGGATGGGCGGTTTGATCCACATGGCGCCGTCGAACATTCTGGCGCTGCTACCGAGCCTCGGATTGTCCAAGCGGGTCTCCGGTCGGATCAGCAAGACCATCAAGGCCACGCCGGTTCTGCGTGAGCGTGTCGCGGCGACTCGCTCACGGGATGCGCGCAACACGATGGACACCAAGGAATTCGAAGGCGGTTCGCTGTACGTCACCACCGCCGGCTCGGCAGCCAACCTTTCGGAGCTGTCGGCGCGCTACATCTACGGCGATGAGGTTGATCGTTGGGAGAACGACGTCGGTCAGGAGGGCGATCCCATTGCCCTGGCGGAAACGCGAGCGACCAACTTCGGTCGCAACGCCAAGATCTACTTTTCCAGCTCGCCGACGATCAAGGGCGCTTCGCGGATCGCCGATCTGTTCGAATCCAGCGACCAGCGACACTACTACGTGCCGTGCCCCACCTGCGGTCATATGCAGGTGCTGGAATGGGAGCGGCTGCACTACAGCAAAGACTTCAGCACCGTGCATTACGAGTGTGCTGCGTCTGAATGCGACGTGCTGATCGAGGAACACCACAAGGGCGATATGCTCGTGCGGGGCGAGTGGCGTGCCCACGGTAAAGGCGATGGCAAGACGGTCGGCTTTCATCTGAATGCCTTGTATTCGCCGACCGGTTGGATGACCTGGGGCACGCTCGCTGAGGAATTTGAAGAAGCGAAAAAGGCTCAGTCGAAAGGCGATATGGGCCTGATGCAGGTGTTCTACAACACCCGTCTGGCCAAGGTCTGGGACAGTGCGCAGGAACAAACCAAGGCCGAAGTGCTGATCGCTCGGGCGCGTCTCGAAACCTACACCCTCGGCGCGATGCCGGTCGGCGTGCTGATGCTGACCGGCGCTGTCGACGTCCAGGCCAACCGCCTGGAGCTGATGGTGATGGGTTTTGGCGTCGGCATGGAACGCTGGGTTGTGGATCACCAGGTGATCTGGGGTGACCCGGCCGACGAGCGCACCTGGGCGGTGTTGGATGAAAAACTCAAGGCGCGGTATCGGCATCCGTGTGGCGTCGGCTTGGCGATCCTCGCAATCGGCGTCGACTCCGGAGGGCACCACACCGACGAGGTCTACCAGTTCTGCCGCGTCCGTCGCTGGCGCAACGTCTTCGCCATCAAGGGCGCAAGCAAGCCGGGTAGACCGGTAATCGCTCAGCGCCCGTCCATGGTCGATGTGACGTGGAAAGGTCAGACCGAACGCCACGGCGCCGAGCTGTGGTTCGTCGGTACCGACACCGCCAAAGATTGGATCTACAACCGCTACCCGTTCCCGGATGGGCCGGGATCGCTGCACTTTGCCAACGACTTGCCGGACGAGTTCTTCGCCCAGTGCGTCGCCGAACGCAAGGTCGCCCGCTACGTGCGCGGTCACAAGCGCATCGAGTGGGTCAAGGGCAAGGCCGAGCGCAACGAAGCGCTCGACCTGATGGTGTACTGCCTGGCCATGGCCCACTACTTGGGCATTAACCGCTATCAGGAACACGACTGGGAGCGGGTCCGACAGTCACTGGCGCAGTCTGGTTTGTTCGACGACGCCTTGGGCATCAAGCCCGTTCAGGGCGAACGTGTCGCCAGTGCAGCACCACCTCCGGTCGCCGTCACCGCGCAACCCGCACCGCAACCTGCTGCACCGGTCGCGACACCGCGACCGGCTGCAGCATCCCCTCAACGCCGCAGCTCTGCCAGCGGCTACCTGAAGAGACGCTGATATGTCCTTTACGAAAAAGCACCTCGACGCGGTTGAGGCGGCCATTGCTCGCGGTGAGAAAACTGTGCGCTACACCGACCGCACCGTGGAATACCGCACGGTCGACGAGCTGCTCAAGGCTCGCGAGGAAATACGTTCGTCGTTGGTCAGCGCTGCCGGGCCACGTTCGCGCGTGGTTCGGCTGTACCACGGGGGCAAGGGAGTCTAATGGCCCGCCAGTTTCCCACGCTGACCCGTAACGGATTTGTGCTGCCGTCCAACATCAAAGCCAGTTACGAAGGCGCTGGAGAAGGGCGCCGCTCCACTGGTTGGGACGCTCCCGACAATGGGATCAACAGCATCAACACCCCGGCACTGCGCAACCTGCGGTCGCGCTCCCGGGCAGCGGTTCGCAATGACCCGTATGCCTTCAACGTAATCGACAAGCGCGTCAGCAACCTGATCGGCACGGGCATCACTCCAAGGCCGACGACCGACGATGATGCTTTGCGCAAGCTGCTGCAGGAGCTGTGGGGGGATTGGGTCGATGAGTCGGACGCGGATGACCGTACCGATTTCTACGGCCAGCAGGCGCTGGTGGCGCGGACGGTTGAAACCTCGGGTGAGTGCTTTGTGCGGTTGCGTCCTCGCGCGCTGGATGAAGGCTTGGCCGTTCCGCTGCAGTTGCAGATTCTGGCGCCGGAGTTCGTGCCACATGACAAGTTCGAGACCACCAAGACCGGCAACATCATCCGTGCCGGGATCGAATTCACCCCGGGCGGCAAGCGGGTGGCGTACTGGATGTACCTGTCGCATCCGCGCGACGCGGCTTCACTGAACGCTGGCTACAACCAGTTGGTCCGCGTGCCAGCTGCCCAGGTGCTGCACATCTTCGAACCGGTCGAACCGGGCCAGTTGCGCGGTGTGCCGCGATTGTCGCCGGTGCTGAAACGCCTGCGCAGTCTCGACAACTACGACGACGCGGTGCTGTTCCGCCAAGAGGTGGCCAACCTGTTCGCCGGTTTCATCAAGCGTCCGGCGCCGGAGTCGGGACAGACGCCACGGGATCCAGTCACCGGCGCGTTGCTGGATCTGGATCGCGACGGCTTCACCCCGATGGTCGCGCTCGAACCCGGCACCATGCAAGAGCTGGGGGCAGGTGAGGAGGTGGAGTTCTCCAAGCCGCCGGACGCGGGCAACAACTATCCGGACTTCATGCGACAGCAACTGATGGCTGCAGCAGCTGGGTCCGGCACGCCTTACGAGATCCTCACCGGCGACATGCGTGGGATCAACGACCGTGCGCTGCGGGTGGTACTCAACGAGTTTCGGCGCCGCCTGGAACAACTGCAATTCAGCGTGTACGTCCATCAACTCTGCCGACCAGTGCGGGCCGCGTGGATGGACATGGCGGTGTTGTCGGGTGTCCTGGTGCTGGACGATTACGCGCAAAAACGTCGCAACTACCTGCGTACCCAATGGGTGCCGCAAGGCTGGGCCTACATCCAGCCAGTGCAGGACGTGCAGGCACGGCGGATGGAAGTTCAAGCCGGCTTTGCCTCGCGCAGCGAGATGGTCCTGCGCACCGGCTACGACGCCGAAACGGTCGATCTGGAAAACGCCGCCGATCTGGCGCGGGCCACAGCACTGGGCCTCAACTACAACACCCTTGATGCCGTCGAAACCAACGACGACAAGGAGCAAACATGAGCAAGCAAGCGCGACCGCGCATTTACAACCGCGCAGGCAAACGCATCGAGGTACTGGACAAGACCTGGTATGCCGTACAAGCCAGCGGCGAGGCGACCGAGCGAGTGATCGAAGTCTTCGTCTATGGCGAGATCGGCGGGTGGGGCATCACCGCCAATCAGTTCGTGCAGGATCTGCGCGCCATGGATGACGGTGTATCACCCGTGGTCGCCGCGTTCAACAGCATCGGCGGCGACCTGTTCGACGGGCTGGCCATGCACAACGCGCTATCGCGGCTGGGCGAACGCTGCACCGGTCGGATCGATGCGCTGGCAGCGAGTGCGGCCAGTGTTGCCGTGTGTGGTGCACACCGTGTGGTGATCGCTTCCAACGCGATGTTGATGATCCACAACCCATGGACCTACGCCGCCGGTGACGCGGAAGACTTCCGCAAGGTGGCCGACGTCCTCGACCAGACCATGGAAGCGATTATCGCGGCGTACAAGGCCAAAGCGCCGGACATCGACGAGGCCGAGCTGCGGCGCCTGGTAGCGGCCGAAACTTGGCTGACCGCCAACGAAGCCGTGGCATTGGGGCTGGCCGATGAAGTCGGTGACGGCGTCAAGGTCAAAGCCTGTCTTGGTCAAGGCGCGGTGCTGCAGCGGTACCAGCACGCTCCGGCCGAATTGCTGGCCCAGCTCGACGAGCCACCGGAACCGGATCCGGAGCTGGAACCTGACGATCGCCCGCTGATACCGCCCGTAGTCGACTCGGCCAAGTTGGCACTGATGATCACTCAGCGCTGCACGGCGGCAGGCATCAGCAACCTGGTCGAACCGCTGCTCAGTTCAACCCAGCTTGAAAGCGAGGAGATCGTGCTGGCTGGCCTGGCCCGCGCCAAGGCAGTGAATGACCTTTGTGTGGCCGCGCGACTGCCGGAATTCAGCGCCGAGTATGTCGCAGCCGGTCTGGATGCTGCGGCGGTGCGGGCGCGTCTGTTCGACAAGATTGTCACCAGCGGCAAAGGCTTTGAAATCGACAACAGTCTGCCGCTGGCGGACGACCCAGTGCCGAAGGTGCTGGCCAAACAACCTGACCCCAACTCGATTTGGGCTGCTCGACAAGCGGCTCAAACTGGAACCGCGCAGCGCGCGAAAGGAGCATGAGCATGACCATCAAACGGGAACCAATGCACGCAGGCGAATTCCTGCTCTCCGAGGGCGCCGGCACCATTTCGCGTGAGGCGATCAATGTAGCGGCCGGTCCAGCATTGTGGCCGGGACAAATCCTCGGGTTGGTAACCACGACTAGCGAATTTGCGCCGTACGATCCCACTGCCGAGGACGGCACTGAAAACGCTGCCGCGATTCTCTATGGCCCGCTCGGCGAATCCGACGTGGTTCGTCGCGGTCGCGCCGTGGTGCGGCTGGCCGAGGTCAGCGAAGCGCACTTGACTGGCCTCGATCCTGCCGCCGAGAAAGCTTTGGCCGCACGCTCGCTGATTGTCCGCTAAGACGTTCCTTCCTTTATTTGCATCCCGCCGCGTGCGGGATTTTTCGTTTCTGGAGAGTACCCATGGCCGAGATCGCCATTTTTGACGACGAAGCGTTTACCGTTACCGCGCTGACCGCTGCACTCAATGATCAACCGTACCTGCCGGGCCGCATCAGTGCCTTGGGCCTTTTTCGCGAGGAAGGCATCACCACCTTGACGGTGCAGATTGAAAAGGACGGTGACACCCTTGCACTGGTACCTGCTGGCGAACGCGGCGGATCTGGTCTGGTAGTTGCAGCCAGCAAGCGCAATCTGATCCCGTTCAACACCGTGCATCTGCCCGAGCGCTTTACCATCAAGGCGGATGAGATCCAAGGCATTCGCGCCTTCGGCACTCGCACCGAACTGCAAGCTGTGCAGGATGTGGTCAATACCCGCCTGGCCAAAGCGCGTCGTCAGTTGGACGCCACGCATGAATTCCAGCGCATGGGCGCACTCAATGGCCTGATCCTCGACGCTGACGGGTCGACGGTGCTGCTGGACCTGTATGACCGCTTCGGTGTGCAGCGTCAGAAGCTGTCCATGGGACTGGCTGACGCGGGTACTGAGCTGCGGGTTAAATGCGGCGAAGCGTTGGACCTGCAGGAAGACGCACTCGGCAGTGTGACCAGCACCGGCTCCCGCGCCTTCTGCGGCAAGCACTTCTGGAACAAGCTGATCGTTCACAAGTCGGTCAAGGAAACTTACCTCAACAGTCAGCAGGCGGCCGCCTTGCGGGGTGACGCCCGGGAAAGCTTCGAATTCGGCGGCATCATCTGGGAGCGCTACCGTGGCAAGGTCGCCGGTGTGTCTTTCGTCCACGACGACAAAGCGTTGCTGGTCCCTGAGGGTGTGCCTGATCTGTACATCTCGGTGTTTGCTCCGGCGGACTACATGGAAACGGTCAACACTCAGGGAATCCCTTACTACAGCATGATCGAGCCGCTGCCGTTCAACAAAGGCATGGCGGGTGAAGCCCAGTCCAACCCGCTGCACCTGTGCACTCGACCGCGCGCCCAGATCCTGCTGGAACTCTGACCGTGGGCTTTCGCGATCTGATCGCCGAGGTGGACGCGGTGGTGTTCGAAACGCTGGGCGACACTGCACGGATCGAGGGCCGCGAAGAACCAGTGTTCGGCATGTTCGCCGCTCCCTGGCTGCAACCCAAGTTCGGCAAGCTCAACACTGGTTTGCGCGAGCCGCGCTTCGAGATCCGCGTCAGCGACTCGCAAGGCCTGGAACAGGGCCTGCTGGTCAGCGTCGACTTGCCTGCCTTGGATGGCGGCGGTGACTACGACCTGATTCAGCTCGAGCCGAGCGGTGACGGTCTGGTCGCCTTGATTCTGAGGTTGCGCCCATGAGTGTCGGCAGCTATTTCAAACCCTCGGCCAGCGGCGGGATGATCTCCATCCAGTCCTCGGCCACAGACTTTCAGGCGTTTCAGGATTTTGCCAAATTGGTGCCCAAGGCAGCAGCAGCGGCGCATCGGCGCGCGATCAACAAGACGTTGGGAAGGTTACGCACGCACATCGCCCGAGCCGTCAGCCGGCAAGAACGCATTGCCGTTGCGGCGGTGCGTCAGCGGTTGCGCAGCTATCCGGTTTCCGGCGGCGCTGCGAGCGGAAAACTGTGGTTCGGTTTGAACGCTATCGAATCGAGTCGGATCGGCCGGGCGCGGCAAACGGGCAGCGGCGTGTCAGTGGCGGGACGGCGTTACCAAGGGGCCTTCCTCAAAAAGGTCTACGGCAACAAGGCCGACATCTGGATCCGCACGGCGAGCAAGCACTTCAACGCGGACGATTATCCGGACAGCACGGTGTCACCGGGACGCGGGCCGAGTTCCGGGTGGGTCGCCGAACACGGCAGTCGCTTCCCCTTGGCCAAGGCCAAGGTGTCGCTGGAACAAGCCCGGCCCCATTTCGAAAGCTGGGTCAAAAAGGCGGATGAGATCCTGCTGGTGATTCTCAAACAAGAACTCAACTTTGAGCTGCAGAAGTACCTCAAGAGGATAGGCAATGTCTGACGAACCCTTCAGCCTGGACCAACTGTATCAGGCGGTTGAACAGCAGCTGCATTCCCAGCTGCCGGGCGTGTACTCAGTCCGAGCCTGGCCGAACGTTGCGGATCGCGTGGTGTTGCCGGCGGTGTTTCTGGAACTGGCCGAGATCGAGCCGGGTACGGATATCGGCACCGGCGAAACCTCGCTGGTCTGCAAGTTCGAGGCCCGCATCATCGTCGACCCGATCAAGCCGCACCATCACCAACAGGCCGTGCAATTGGCGACTCAGTTGGCGGTGCTGCTGCGCGCGCAGACGTGGGGGTTAGCAGTTGAACCCGCCGAGTTTGTGCAAGCGCTGCAGGACTGGACCCAGCCGCACCTGGATGGCTACACCGTGTGGCTGGTGGAATGGACTCAACAGGTCTATCTCGGCGTTGAGGAATGGCCGTGGCCAGACGAACCGCCAGGAACGTTGGTGTTTGACGTTGAAACAGGCGACGGCCCATTCAGGCCCGAGGATCTGCCGTGAGTTACGCAAGCGCACAGCATGACCGCATGATCGCGGGGGCGGTCAAGGCTTGCTACGTGGTCGCGGTGGATCTGTCCGCATCGCCGCCGGTGTGTCGGGTGTCGGATGGGAGTGATTGGGTCAGCGCCTGGGTGCGCTGGCACAGTATCGCCGCCGGCAAGGCCAGGCACTGGCGAGCGCCGTCCATGGGCGAGCAGGGCAGTTTGATCAGTCCCAGCGGTGACGTGTCGCAAGGTACATTTGTTCCGGGCCTGTATGGCAATGCCGGCCCGCCGCCGGATAACCGCGACCATGTCGAGGTCTGGCGTTTTGATGATGGTGGCTCGCTGATCTACGACTGGCAGGCGAAGAGTTACAGCATCACTCTGCCAAGCGGAACGGTCACCATCAAAGTCGCCAGCACGGAAGCAGTCGTAACCGATAGTGCTGTGAACGTGACCACGGGCAACATCAATCTGAAAGCAGCAGTGATGATCGACGGCGCGTTGCACGTCACCAAGGGCATCACCAGCGCCGGAGCGATTATCGACGCCGGCGGCAACAGCAACCACCACACGCATTAATTCATTCACAACAGCCCGCCCAGTGCGGGCTTTTTCTTGCCTGGAGAAACACATGGCCAAAATCGTCGACACGTCTGTCACCGAGGGACAGGCGTCCATTGAATCGGTGGTGGGATCCTCAATCTTTTCTGCTCCGGAGTTTTTGCAGTTCCGCGACAAGCTCTACACGTCGCGATTGTTGATCGTTCCCGGCACAGACCGCTCCTATCCGGTCGACAAGGCGGTGGTCGCGGTGCCGGCATCCGACACCGACGCCGTGAAGTTCCTGAAAGCCAACGAAGAATTCGAGCCGTTTAAGGAGTGAATTAGATGATCGGAATGGATCGCCACACCGGCCAACCCATTTCCGGCATTGAGCACTTGCGGCAATCCATCGCGGACATCTTGGGCACGCCGCTGGGCAGCCGCCGGCATCGCATGGAGTACGGCAGCAAGCTTCGACGGTTTGTCGATTTGCCCGTTAACGAGGGCTGGAAAAGCGCCGTGCAGGCTGAAGTTGCCCGCGCCCTAGGGCGCTGGGAACCGCGCTTGAAGCTGGATCAGGTGCGCGTCATTTCCGTCATTGGCGGGAAAATCAATCTGAAGATCGTCGGGCATTACCTGGGCGACGGCGTCACGTTGGAGGTGGCCGCATGAGTATCGTGGATCTGTCGTCGTTGCCGGCTCCAACGGTGTTGGAGCCACTGGACTTCGAAGAGGTTTATCAGGAAGGGCTGGGCGTGTTTCGCGGGTACATGGGCGGCAACTGGACGGCCGCACTGGAAAGTGACCCGGTCACCAAAGTGATCGAGGTCGGGGCTTACATCAAGGTCGGGAACCGCGCCCGGGTCAACGACGGAGCCAAGGCGCTGTTACTGGCCCATGCCATTGGCAGCGACCTCGACCACTTGGGGGCCAACGTCAATCTGAAGCGCCTGGTGATTCAGGCGGAGGATTTGACGGTGGTGCCGCCGGTGCCGGAGATCAAAGAAGATCACGACCCGTTTCGTGAGCGCATCCAGTTGGCCTATGAGGGGTTGACCACGGCCGGCCCGCGTAACAGCTACATCCTGCATGCGCGCAATGCCTCTGGGTTGGTGGCGGATGCCACGGCCGAGAGCCCGGCACCTTGTTACGTTACGGTAACGGTGCTGGGGTTGGACGGGGAAGGCGAGGCGCCGCCGGCGGTGCTGGCCACGGTCGCCGCTGCGCTGAATGACGACGATGTGCGGCCGGTCGGTGACCGCGTGACCGTGCAGAGCGCGCAGGTGATCCGCTACCAGATTGACGCAATCTTGCACATGGCCGGCGCCGGACCCGAAGCGGATGCCAGTTTGGCCGAGGCGAAAAGCCGGTTGGCGGCCTGGATCAACCCGCGCAAACGGCTGGGCGTCGAAGTTGCCCGTTCCGCTGTGGATGCTCAGTTACACGTTGCTGGCGTTGCCCGGGTTGAGTTGGTCGCCTGGCAGGACTTGGCGCCGACCAAAGCTCAGGCGGCGTTCTGCACGGGCTACAACGTGAGGCAGGCGGGCTAATATGAAAAGTCTACTGCCGCTCAACAGCACGCAACTGGAACGGGCCATGGAGGCCGCGTTTTACGAGAAAACGATTGTCCCGCTACGCGACCTCTACAACGCCGATACCTGCCCGGTGCATCTGCTGCCGCATTTGGCGTGGGCCTGGTCAGTGGATCGCTGGGATTACCGGTGGACGGAAGCGATCAAGCGCGCGGCCATCAAGGCGTCGTATTACATCCATGCCCACAAAGGGACCATCGGCGCGTTGCGTCGGGTGGTCGAGCCGCTGGGCTACCTGATTGAAATCATCGAGTGGTTCAACACGGTGCCCGAGGGTGTGCCGGGCACCTTCGCCCTGAAGGTCGGTGTTCTCGACACCGGTATCACCGAGGAGATGTATCAGGAGCTAGAGCGCCTGATCGACGACGCCAAACCCGTAACCCGACATTTGAGTGGGCTCGATATAACGCTGGAAACCCGTTTAAACGCCTATGTCGGTTTCGCTGTTTATGACGGCGACGAAATCGATGTATACCCCTGGAGCAACCCGGATATTGACGTGGTGATTCAGGGGCACCACGGCGTTAGCGAATACATCCTCGACGAATTGGACGTTTATCCCCATGGTTGATAAGAACTCTATTTTCGGCGGCATGCTCACGACTCAGGGCGCCGCCAAGAAAACCAACTGTGACGCGCTGGGTATCCCCTGGGAGCCGCGTTACATGCTGATCGGTGACGCGAACGGCACCGATCCGGTGCCCAGCCCATCGCAAACTAAGCTGGTCAATCAGGTCTATCGGGCGCAGCTCAATCAGTTGCGTGTCTCTCCCACCGACGACAATATCTTGATTGCCGAGCTGGTGTTGCCTCCGGACGTGGGGGGCTGGTGGATTCGCGAGCTGGCACTGGAAGACAAGGATGGTGTGTTTTCAGCGGTGGCTAACGCGGCACCGAGTTACAAGCCTTTGCTGGCTCAAGGGTCGGGGCGTAATCAGGTGGTGCGGATGCATATCATCACCAGCGGTACCGCGAACATACAGTTGAAAATCGATCCTTCTGTTGTCCTGGCGACTCGTCAATATGTCGATGACTCAATCAATACCGTTCTGCCGAAGAACAAGACGCCTGGCGAATGGACCCGGGTCAAGACCAACGATCGGGGGCTTGTGGTGTCGGGTGATAACCCGAGCACGTTGGCCGGGATGGGCATCACGGACGCATTTACCAAGGCCCAAATCGAGGCGATGATTGCGCAGGCCTCGGCCTTGCCAGTAGGGGCCACGGTGGCGTTTCCATTGGACAAGGTCGCTCCCGGGTTTCTGGAGCTGGACGGCAGCATCAAAAGCATTGCGGCCTATCCGGATCTGGCGACGTTCCTCGGCACGGCCTTTAACAAGGGCGACGAGGGCGCCGGTAACTTCCGCTTGCCGGAATCGCGAGGCGAGTTCCTGCGTGGCTGGGATCATGGTCGCGGTGTGGACGCTGGCCGAGCTGTGGGCAGTTGGCAGAAAGGTACGATGGTTAGCGCCGACACCACTGGTTCAGGTGATGGATCTACAGTCATCGGCCTCGGAGCAAACGCCGCACTGCCTCTGGCGAGCTACGGTATCGATCCTATCGCTCTTGCAGACTACCCGTCGCAGGTTACAGCTCTCTCAAGTGCAGCGACTGCGTCAAGCAACGTGGCGGTGAGCGGCTCAGCCCGCCCGCGTAACTTGGCGGTGATGTGGTGTATCAAGGCCTGGAACGCGCCGATCAATCAGGGAAACATTGATATTGCCGCACTGGCCGCGATGGTCGAGGCGTTCGCTGATAACGGGCCGATCGCCGGGAACATGCGCGGCGACAGAATGCTGGTAGCGGCTGCTTCGGCGGGCGCGACGATCAAGGTTGACGAGGTCATTGTCAGCAATGCCACCGGCAAAACCCGCACCTTGCGAAACTTCAGCCAGTTGATTGATCTGTCGTCGGCCACAAAAGGTCTTGGGGCCATGGACGTGGGGGCGGCGCCTGTTAATGGCTATGTGGCCCTGTATGCGTTCTACAACCCCGACACCAAGGTGCAGGGCGCCATGGCCTTTAACTGCACGTCGGTGGTGGCGCCGGTCACCTATGGCGGTACGGCGGCGCTGGCAGGCTATACCTTTTCGGCGCTTGTCGGCGTATGGCCGACTAATGGCAGTGGGCAATTTCCTGTGGGGTTTCAAGAGGATCGGGTGTTCTCGTATAACGGGAAACAAGTGCTTTCTACTACCGTCACGCAGCTGGCTTATGCCGCCTTCACGGTTGCTAGTGCTGTCCCAATGAACGCCAAGCAGTGCCAGGGTTATGTTGTTCTTCAAAACTCACTCTCTGGCGCAAACTCTTACGCGGGGCTTGGCGGCGTTGGTGGGGTAGGCGGCTTAGGTTTCGCCTCAAACCCGTCTGGAGGGGTGAACGGTGGTGTACAGCATCCATTCCCATTCATTCCATTAACGACGGCTCAGACCCTTCATCACATTCTGTCGGCTACGACAGGTGTTGCAACGTTCACTGTGAACGTCACGGCTTACAAATTCTGAGGGAGTGCACATGAGTATCTATGTCCAGTTTACGGACGAGCAGCAGCTTGCAGTGTGCGCGGTCTTTGGAGAGCCGCAGCAAGACACGGATGTTTGGCCGAATCAGGGCGCCATTGCTGAAGATGATCCGCGCTACGTGGCCTATATCGACGCCCGTCGTTTGCCGTCTGCGGGCGAGCAAGTGTCTGACGTGGCTCGGGCTTGGCGAGACGCTGAAATCGTCCGCGTGACCTGGCTGCGTGATCGGCATCGGGATGAGGTCGAAATGGGCGCCGAAACGACGATCAGCGCCGAGCAGTACGTCGAGCTGTTGGCGTACATCAAGGCTCTGCGGGATTGGCCGGCGACAGCCGAATTCCCGGCCGAGGAATCCCGGCCTGTGGTGCCCGAATGGGTGGACAGCCAAGCGCCATAGACGCCCCGCACTGACGGGGCGTTTTCTTTTCCGTTATGCGTCACACGAACATCCCTAACAGCCTCGCTTATGCGGGGTTTTTTCGTTTCTGGAGAATGAGCCTTATGAGTTTTTTCCACGGCGTCACGACCACATCGGTCGATACCGGCGCGCGCACCATCACGTTGCCGTCGTCGTCGATTATCGGCCTGTGCGACACCTTCGCCCCAGGCGTTCTCGGCGGCGGCACAGCCAAGGCCGGCGAGCTGAAGTTGATCACTACTGAGCGCGAAGCCATTGCCGCCTTTGGCACCGACTCGGCGATCACCAAGGCCTGTCAGGCGATCTACGTCAAAGCCAAGGCGGTGATCGTCGCCATCGGCGTGCCCAAGCTGGAAGATGCTGCGCTGCAAACCTCGGCGATCATTGGCGGCGTCCTGGCCTCTGGCCAGCGTACCGGCTTGCAGGCGCTGCTCGACGGCAAAAGCCTGTTTAACGCCCAGCCGCGGCTGTTGATTGCGCCGGGCCACACGGCCACTCAGGCGGTGGCGACCGCGCTCGATAGCCTGGCGCAGAAGCTGCGCGCCATTGGCATCATCGACGGCCCAGGCACGACCGACGAGGCCGCCATGGCCTACGCCGATAACTTCGGTAGCCGCAACCTGTTCATGGTCGACCCGGGCGTCAAGTATTGGGACACCGTCACCAGCAAGACGGTCGACGCGCCTGGCTCGGCCTGGGCGGCGGGCCTGTTCGCGTGGACGGATGCCGAATATGGCTTCTGGGCATCGCCGTCGAACAAGGAATTGACCGGCATTACCGGCACGGGGCGCGCGGTCGAGTATCTGGACGGCGACGAGACTTGCCGGGCCAACCTGCTCAACAACGCCAATATCACCACGATCATTCGCGATGACGGCTACCGCCTGTGGGGCAACCGCACGCTGTCCAGCGATCCGAAGTGGGCATTCGTTACCCGCGTTCGCACGTTGTTCATCCTCATGGACGCGGTGCAGGCCGGGCACAAGTGGGCGGTCGACCGCTCGATCACCAAGACCTACGTCACTGATGTGACCAATGGTCTGGATGCGTTCATGGGCGATCTGAAGGCCCAGGGCGCAATCATCAATTTCGAAGTGTACCCCGACACCGAGCTGAACACGGCCAGCCAGATCGCCCAAGGCAAGGTGTATTGGCGCATTCGTTTCACCGACGTGCCGCCGGCGGAAAACCCGAATTTCCTTTTCGAAGTCACCGATCAATGGATGACCGAAGTGCTTGAAGCAGCCTAAGGGGGCGTAGCAAATGATTCCTCAGACTTTGTTTAACACCAATCTGTTCGTCGACGGCGTGAACTTCTCCGGCGACGTGCCGAGCCTGACGCTGCCCAAACTGACCACCAAGACCGATGAGTATCGCGGGGGCGGCATGGCCGGCCCCATCGAGATGGATCAGGGGCTGGAAAAAATGGAGGCGTCCTTTGTCACCAAGGGCGTGCGCCGTGAGTCGCTGAAATATTTCGGTCTGGCCGATGGTACGGCGTTCAACGCAACGTTCCGTGGCGCCTTCAAGGGGCACAAGGGCGCGGTGACAGCGGTAGTGGCCACCCTGCGCGGTCGGCTCAAAGAAATCGACCTGGGCGACTGGAAGGCGGGGGATCCGGCCGAGATCAAACACGCGATTGCGGTCACGTACTACAAGCTCGAAATCGACGGCCGCCTGATGTACGAGATCGACATGGTCGCCGGCATTCAGGTGATCGACGGCAAAGACCAACTCCTCGAAGTGCGCAATGCGCTCGGCCTGTAAGGGATAGATCCAGATGACTCAAGCAACTGCTAAAAACCTGCCGGCCTGGTTGTCGATCAGTGCGCTCAGTGCTGTCGTGACCCTCTCCCGCCCAAGTCAAGCCAACAGCATCGACGTCGACACGTTGACCCTGCGTGCTCCAACTGTGCGTGAGGTGCGGTCGGCCGACCGCGCCGCCAATGGCGACGACGAACAGCGCGAGCTGATGCTGTTCGCGGGCTTGGCCGAGGTTGGCCTGAAGGATCTGGAGGGCCTCAAGCTGACGGATTACCGCCGGGTGCAGGCGGCCTATTCGCACCTGGTGCCCTCCACCGATTACTCGACGTCGACGCCGTCGTGGTTGTCGCTCACCACTGATCAGGTGCTGGTGACGTTGTCGTGCCCCAGCGAAATCAACGGTGTGACGGTCGATAAGCTGGCCCTGCGTTCGCCTACCGTGCGCGATGTACGGGCGGCCAATCGTGACGCCGGCGGTGACGACGAACAGCGCGAACTGGTGTTGTTTGCCGGGTTGGCCGGTGCACCGGTGGCTGATCTGGAGGGCCTCAAGCTGGTGGATTTCAACCGCTTGCAGGCCGGCTATTTTCGCATGGACAACGACAACGGGCTTTGATCCCAACGTGATCAAGATGGCCGCGAAACGTCTGGCGGCGGAAACCGGGTTTTCCGCTGCCGAGATCCAGTCGATGCCATTCGCGGACATGGTGTGGTGGCTCACGGATTGAGCCGCCATCGGTAGTGCTGGGCACATGGGGGCCGTGACATGGCAAACAAACTCGCCCTCGGGCTGGTGATCGGCGGGGCCGTCAGTTCGACGGTCGGCGCCGCGTTCAAGGATGTGACCGGGCGCATCAAGCGCCTCGAGGCGGAAGGCAACAAAGCGCGCGTGCTGCAACGCACGATTGGCGACACCATTCGCCTGCGCGAAGAATGGAAGAAGGCCCACGACAGCGGCGCTGCCGGGGCGTCGAAGTTGCTCAGCCGTCTGAACTCGAACCTCGACAGCTTGAAAAAGCAGGGGATCGAAGTTGGCAGGCTGGAAAAAGCCTATCGCTCCATGGGGCAGACGGCCAACAAAGCCGAACTGAAAGCCAAAGGACATCAGCAACTTGATGCCGGCAAGTCCGGCATGAAGAGCGCAGTCGGTGCGGCGGTGGTGGGTGTCGGTGCGCTGGCGGTGCCAACCAAGGTCAGCGCGGATTTCGGCGCCATTGTGCGGGACATCGCGATCAAGGCCGGCATTGCCAACAAGCCACAAGAGCAGGAGATGTCGCGCAAGATCATCGACACTTCGCGCGACACCGGTATGGCGCGCAACGACGTGGCCGACGTGGTCAACCAGTTGGTCGGCGCCGGCATGGAACTGAGTAAGGCGCTGGAGTACGCGCCGGTCGCGGCCAAGTTTGTCGTGGGGCAGGGGTCAAGCGGTGTCGACACCGCGAAGATGATCAACGCCCTGGGGCAAAACGCCAAGATCACCGACCCGAAACAGATGCAGCAGGCGCTTGAGGCCATCGCCTACCAAGGCCAGGCGGGCAGTTTTGAAGCGGCCGACATGGCCAAGTGGTTCCCCGAGCTGCTGGCCAACATGGGCAGCATTGGCATCACCGGCATGGACGCGGTGACCCAATTAGGCGCCATGCTGCAGGTGCAGATGAAGCAGGCCGGCAGTTCGGACGAAGCAGCCAACAACCTGAAAAACTGGATGGGTAAAATCGGCTCGACCGACACGGTCAAGGCCTATGAAAAAGCCGGCATTGACTACAAGGGATCGATGCAGACCGGCTTGCAAAACGGTATGTCGACGCTTGAAACCAGTATGGCGCTGGCTCAGAAATACATTCAGGCCACCGATCCGAAACGCGCGGCGGCCATGGCCGAGGCGACGGCAAAAATCAGCGAGCAGGCCGATCCTGAAAAAGCCAAGGCCATGATGGACTCGCTGGAGAAATCCCTGCGCACGGGCGACCTGTTCGCTGATATGCAGGTCAAGGCCGCGCTGTCGGCCTTCATGCAGAACAAGGCGCTGTACGCTCAACTGAAAAACGATTCGCGCGATGCGACCGGGATCCTCGATAAAAACCTCAGCGAACGGCGCGAGTCGTCGTCGCAGAAGTGGGCCGAGATGGCCCAGTCGATGGATGACGCCATGCGCAGTGTGGGGGATGCGCTGCGCCCGGTGACGGACACCGTCGCCGAGACGCTGACCAAGGTCACCAAGGGCATCACCTCGCTGTCTGACAGCGCCCCCGGGGTGGTGGGGGGCATCGTCGCGGTCGGCGGCGGGTTGATTGCCCTCAAGGGTCTTTTAAGCTCGTTCAAGATCGGCAAAGGCCTGTTCAACCTGGCGCGCGGATCCATGGGGGGTGGCAAGGCCGGCGCAGCGTTCAAGGGAACGCCGGTGGATGGCGATGACAAGAAACCCGGAAAATTCGACCTGGTCGCGACCGGTCTTAAAGCCGTTTCGCTGGCCAAAGAAGCAGCCTCGGGTAGCGGAGAGGGCGAGGCGGGCAGCGGTGACGACGCGGTCAAGAAGGTTTTCGTCGTCAACGCCAACGCCATGGGCGGCGGTGGCGGCGGCGCAGATGCCCCGGGAGAAGCCCGCCGACGTGGACGCGGGTCACGGCGCAATGCCTCGCGGCGTCGGCCGTTACCCCGCCCCGGGTCGTCGCGTCCGCCGGTGTCGCGCCCGCCCGTTCCAGTGCCACGGCCGCCGATTCCTCCGGTGCCACCAGTGCCAGCCGGTGCGATGGCCAAGTTGGGTGGGGTCGTGCAGGCCGTCGGCAAGGTTGGCAAAGTCGGCAAGATGATTCCCGGCGGTACGCTGCTGGAGTCCGGGGCCATGGCCTATGAGACTTTTGCAAACGCCAAGACCAAGGATAAAAAAGCCGAGGGCTACGGCGCGGCCGCTGGCAATCTGGCGGGCACCATGGCCGGTGCAGCGGCAGGGGCAGCCATCGGTTCGGTGGTGCCGATCATCGGCACGGCCATTGGCGGCTTGATCGGTGCGTACCTCGGCAGTCAGGGCGGCGCGGCGCTGGGCGGTTCCCTGGGTAAATCGCTGTTTGGTGGCGAGGATGAAAAGCCCGAGGAAAAGCCAAAGGCTGCGGTGCCGACCACACCGCTCATGATGGCGGCAGCGGCGCAGCAAGGCCCGGTGCTGGGGGATGTCGCGCGCTCGATGGCGGTGACGGCGCCGCTCAAGTCGGCGGCGCTGGCCATTCAGCCCAAGGAGCCGGAGAAGCCGGTACCGGCCAAGGTGGATCAGCAGTTCCAGTATTCGCTGAACATGCCAGTCACAGTGCAGGGGGATGTCAAAGACCCGCAGCGCCTGGCCCAGGACCTGATGCCGCACATGCAGCGAATGATGGAAGGCGCGGCGAAGCAGAACGCAGCGAAGCTGTACGACGAACCCCATGTTTAAGGAGGCCTCATGGCTTATATGGAGAGCATGCAATCGGGCCTGAAGTACCTGATAGAAGCAGCAGAAACCGGCCGGCGCAGTGCTGACGGCATGCTGACCCCGGTCAATGGTGCGATCCGCGAACTGACCGGCGCGGCCTCAGAGCTGGAAAACATCCCGTTTGTGGGGCCGGCAATCGGCGCCAAGCTTCAGCGGGTGATGCGCGGCGTCGACGCGGCTCAGGCCAAGGTCGGTCAGGTGGTGGCGGTGTACGGCCGCGCCACTCGGGCGGCCGCCGAAGTGCAGGAGCGGCTAGGCACGTTGAAGGAACAGGCGGGCAAGGCGGCCACGGCGATCAATAACGTCGCCGGCAAGGTCAGCCCGTCGCTGGCTAACATCATGCCCACCAGTTCCTTTGCCGTGGATGCCACGCCGGCGCCGGAGGCGGTGAAGCCGTTCCCGCACCTGCTGATCATTCAACCGCGCGATCCGAAGATTGAGCCGTACTACTTCAACCTGGACACGGCGGCGTTCGACGAGCTGAGTCGTTCTACCGAATTCCGCTGGGCCTCACAGGAGCGTCTGACGCGCCGCCCGGCGCAGCAGGCCGTGGGCATCGGTGAGGAAAAGTTGACGCTCAAGGGCACGATATACCCGGGCTTTAAAGGTGGCCTCAAGCAGCTCGATGCGTTGCGGTCCATCGGGGCCAGGCTTCAGCCGCTGACCCTGACCACGGGCTACGGCGAGGTGATCGGAACGTGGTGCCTGAAAAGCATCAACGAAGAACAGGCCACGCTGATGCACGGCGGGATCCCCCGCAAACAGGGGTTTACTTTGGAGTTTGCGCGCTATGGCGACGACATGCAGGACGTCTGACGGCGACATGCTCGATGTCATTTGCAACAACGTGTACGGCCATCTGAACGGCAGCGTCGAGGCCGTGCTGGATGCCAATCAGGGGCTGGCCGATGAGCCACAGCCGTTTCGGTTGGGTGTGATCATCGTCCTGCCGGATCTGCCCAGCCCGACCGAGGAAGGGATCAGCTTGTGGGATTGATGGACTACACTTTTCTCGTTCACTTCAAACTCCTGACTTTCTAGCCCGCCTTGTGCGGGTTTTTTTTGGACAAAATTCATGACCCCTACGTTTCGAATCGTGGCCGATGGCGCCGATATCACGGCCCTGATCAATGATCGGCTGTTGCTGCTGCGCACCTCCGACAAGCCAGGCATGGACTCCGACGAGTTTGAGTTGCGCATTGATGATCGCGACGGCCAGGTGCAGCTGCCCCGGCGTGGCAGTTCCATCGAGATCTACCTGGGCTACGCCGAAACGTCCTTGGCGCGCCTGGGGCGTTACGCGGTGGACACGGTCGAGGTGTCGGGTCCACCGGACACCATCGTGATCAAGGGCAAAGCCAGCGACATGCGCGGCAGTGGCAAAACCATCCGCAGCGGAAGCTGGGAGGACGTGCCGCTGTCGAAGATCGTGGCCGACATCGCGGCGCGCAATGGCTGGCAGCCGGTGTGTCCGGTGGCGACCAAGGTCGCGCGGGTGGACCAGCTCAACGAGTCCGATTTTAATTTCATCACTCGGCTGGCTAAACAATACGACTGCACGGCCAAGGTGGCCGACGGCAAGCTGTTGGTGATGCCGCGCCAAGGTGGCCAGACCGCCAGCGGCAAGACGTTCGGCGCGATCACCCTGACCCGTAGCGATCTCAGTCGCTGGCAGTTCAGCCTCGGCGATCGCAACTCGCACAAGGCCGTGGCCACCAAACACCAGGACAAGAAAAACGGCAAGCTCGCGGTGGTCACCATCGACAACGACGACGCCCCGGACGGCCTGCCAGCGGTGCATACCGACCGGCATATCTACCCGAACAAGAGCGCCGCCGAGTCGGCCGCCAAGGCCCGCTTGGCGGCGTTCAACCGCTCGACCGCTGATGTACGCCTGGAAATGCCCGGCCGCACGGACATCTTTGCCGAGCGGCCGATCATCGCCCAGGGATTCAAGGTCGGCCTTGATGGCGAGTACCTGGCGGATTCGGTCGAGCAGGTGTTCACCCAATCCGGCTGGTCGACCACGGTCGAGTGCAATGCCGGCAAGCAAGGCAAATCCAAAGGCAAGAAAAAGAAGGAAACCAAACCGCTCAAGGTCGTGGCCATCGAGAAGCTGTGACGCATCCCATCGCCGCCTGAGTGGGGTTTTTTTATGTCTGGAGTTTTTATGTCCGTCACTGAACAACAGCTGCAACGCATCATGCCCAACGCCCGCCGCCAAGCGGGCGTTTTTGTATCCGCGCTGAACACGGCGATGGCCCATCGGCAGATCAACACGCCGAAACGCCAAGCCGCGTTCCTGGCGCAGATCGGCCACGAGTCAGGCCAGCTGCAGTACGTCCGCGAGCTGGGTGGCGATCAGTACCTGAGCAAATATGACACCGGCAACCTGGCCGCGAAACTGGGCAATACCCCGGAAGCGGACGGGGATGGCCAGCGTTATCGCGGTCGCGGGCTGATTCAGATCACCGGTCGCAACAACTACCTGCGCTGCAGCCTGGCACTGTTCGGCGATGAACGATTGCTGCGCACCCCGGAGTTGCTCGAGCTGCCGCAGTGGGCCGCCGAGTCGGCGGCGTGGTTCTGGTGGGTGCGCGAGCTGAACGCCCTGGCGGATCGGGATGAGTTCGACGCGATCACCCGCAAGATCAATGGCGGCCTCAATGGTTTGGCGGATCGGCTGGAGTTGTGGGGCCGAGCGAGGGCGGTGCTATGCGTCTCGTCGACCTGATCCCGGCACCGTATCAGTTGCTCGTCAAAGGGATGCTGCTGGCCGCGTTGGCCGTTGGTTCTGCCGCGCTGGCGTGGCAGGTTCAGGACTGGCGTTACGGTCAGCAGCTGGAGCAACAAGCCCGCCTGCAGGCGGAAGCCCTCAACCAACAGACGCTGGCGGCGGCGACTCAGCAACAAGCCGAGCAGGACAAGCGCCTGACCCTGGAGCAACGGCTCTCGGCCAGTGAACAAACCCATTACCGAGTCTTGAGCGATGCCCAACGTGATCAAGGTCGCCTGCGCGACCGCCTTGCCACTGCTGATCTGCGCCTGTCAGTCCTACTCGACTCCACCGCCGTTGCCGACGCCGACTCAGTGCCAGGCACCGCCGCCACCGGCGGCGTGGTTCATGGCCCCACAAGAGCCCAACTTGACCCAGCGCATGCTCAACGAATTATCGCCATCACCGATGACGGCGACCGGGGGCTGATTGCCCTCGCGGCCTGTCAGGCCTACGCCAAAGAAATCTCAACACCGAAGTGAAAAAGAGCGGTCGGGGTGGATGCGTCAACATCCAACCCGACCGCCGTCCCTGCAGATTGTCCCTGCAAGTCCAGCCAAGGCTCTTACTCCGTGCACGAAGCGCGGCGAGCCTAGCACCTGTTTATCCATACAGTAAAGGTCTTGCTCTCTATGTCTACACCCATCATCCCTTGGATGGGCGGCAAAC